CTTTTCGCAGAGTGGCGCGCGAGCTAACCCGAGCCGCTCGCGCAGCGCGCGAATGTCGTTAGGCGACACTTCGCCGCGTCCTGTGGAACTCGCGCTCGATCATTTGGCGCAAAAGCAGCAGACGAACTCGCTGCCGCCCCTCTTCAGCCGATGTCCCATACCATGGGCCGCAAAGCTCAGCGGTCATCGCATTGGCTTGCCACTGAAGGATCTCAAGGTACGTCATCTCAGTTCCCCTTGTGCACGGATGTCGTCAGATGGCATCGACTGCGCAAGCATCGCCTGCAGCTTTGCTAGGCTCGAGCCACGCGTGGCGGCGTCGCCGTCGCGAAAGGCTGCAACGCCGCCGGCTGGCCGTATCGCCAGCCTTAACTCCGCTCTAACAATCTCACCTTCTCGCCCGGATGAGAAATTCAAACCGTTCGATTGGCTTGGCGAGTATCGCGAGTATGCCGAACGTCCTGCTAACGCGTACCGCCGGCCTTAACCGCGGCTTTTGATAAGGGGCGCGGTTTCGCCCTAGCGCTCCGCCTCCCAGCAACCGCACCGGACCAACGCGCGTAGAGTCGCGAAATTCGAGGTGGGGGTCGGACTGCTAATTTACGGGCAGGCCGGCCACGGCGCAGGCGCGCTATAGGGCGAAACGAATTCGGCCGACCAATTGTCGCGCCGGCGAGAACGCGCGTATACGAGCTGCGGAGGGGATTTTGAAGAGACAGACCGCTGCGCAGACGCCGACCGCCTGGCCGGCCGACGCCGTCGAGCGGCGCCCGCTCGCGAAGCTCGTCCCCTATGCGCGCAACGCGCGGCAGCATTCGGACGCGCAAGTCGACCGGATCGCCGCCTCGATGAAGGAGTGGGGCTGGACGATGCCGCTCCTCGTCGACGAGAACGACGAATTGATTGCCGGCCACGGTCGGGCCCTCGCCGCCGAAAAGCTCGGCTGGGCCGAGGGCCCGGTCATGATAGCCCGCGGCTGGTCCGACGCGAAAAAGCGCGCTTACCGGATCGCTGATAACCGGCTCTCCGAGCTCTCGCAATGGGATAACCTACTCCTCGGCACCGAGCTCGCCGAACTCCGCGACCTCCGCGTCGACCTCGTCGAATTGACCGGATTTGCGCCGCTCGAACTCGACGCGTTGCTCGCGCCCGAGACCGACCCGGACGCGGAGTGGCAAGGAATGCCCGAGTTCACTCGGGGGACGAAAGTCGCTTTTAAAACGCTCCAGATCCATTTGAAAGACGAGGAAGCGGTCCGCCGGTTTGCCGATCTTGTCGGCCAGCCGATCAGCGAAAAGACCCGCTTTCTTTGGTACCCGCAAGCCGAGATCGAACGCTACGCCGACAAGCGTTACACGACCGAGTGAACCCTAGGTTTCCGATCTATATCCCGTCGAAAGGCCGGTCGGGGTCGCGGATTACGATCCGCGCCCTCGAGGCGATCGGCGTCGGCTATTCGGTTGTTGTCGAGGAGCAAGAATATCGCGACTACGCCGCGGTCGTTCCGAAAGAGCGGATCCTCGTCCTCGACCGGCGCTACCAAGAAAATTACGAGGCTTGCGACGACGAGGGCGACGCAAAGAGCAAGGGACCCGGACCGGCGCGGAATTTCGCTTGGGAGCACGCAATTGCCGCCGGTGCCGACTGGCACTGGGTAATGGACGATAATATCAAAGGCTTTTTCCGGCTAAACAACAACCTCAAGGTCCCGGTTGCGGACGGGACGATCCTTCGCTGCATGGAGGATTTCGTCCTCCGCTATAAGAATATCGCGATGGCGGGCCCGAACTATTTCATGTTCGCCTCGCGCAAGCACAGCCGGCCGCCGTTCACGCTCAATACCCGGATTTATTCTTGCAACCTCGTCCGCAACGGTCTGCCGTTTCGCTGGCGCGGGCGTTACAACGAAGATACCGATCTATCCTTGCAAATGCTCAAAGCCGGATGGTGCACGGTTCAATTCAACGCGTTTTTGCAATACAAGCTCCCGACCCAGACGGTCAAAGGCGGCAATACCGACGCCTTTTATTCGCGCGAGGGGACTCTCCCGAAGTCGCGGATGATCGCTCGTCTTCATCCCGACGTTGCTAAGGTCGTTTGGCGCTTCGGGCGCTGGCATCACTACGTCGACTACAGGGATTTCGCGCGCAACAAGCTCATCCGCCGCGACGATATCGAAATCCCGACCGGGGTCGATAATTACGGGATGCGGCTCGTCCAACTCGGCGCATAGCGATGCGAGGGCGAAAACCGCGACCGACGCACCTCAAGCTCGTGACCGGCAATCCCGGCCGACGACCGCTCAATGCGGCTGAGCCGCGGCCCGAAGCCGGGCTTCCGGCGCCGCCGGCCGAGCTCGGCAGCGACGCGAAGAACGAATGGCGCCGCGTCGCGCGGCGCTTGCAAGCGCTCGGGCTCTTGACGCCGTGCGATCGCGCGGCGCTCGCGGCTTATTGCCAAGCCTTCGGGCGGTGGCGCCAAGCCGAACGAGCGCTCGCGGCAATGGCGAAAGCCGATCCGCTGACCGGCGCGCTGATGATCCGCACAAAAGAGGGCAACGCGATCCAAAACCCTCTCGTCGGCATCGCGAACAAGGCGATGGCCGATATGGTGCGCTACGCCGCCGAATTCGGCATGACACCGTCGGCGCGCTCGCGGATCGCCGGTGCCGCTAATGGCGAACAAAAAGACGATCCGGCCGCCAAATACTTCACCACCGGCTGACCCGGTTACGAGTTATGCCCTTGGCGTAGGCGCAAGCGAGATCATCGCGGGGCCGCATGTTCGAAACGCATGCCGGCGCCATCTCGAGGACCTCGAGCACGGACCCAAGCGCGGGGTGCGCTGGGATCTCGCGGCGGCGCTACGGGCGATCGGGTTCTTCGGAGAAGTTTTGCGCCTCAATGGCGGGCAGTTCGAGGGCATGCCCTTCGAATTGCACGAAAGTCAGAAATTTATCGTCGGCTCGCTCTTCGGCTGGAAGCGCGCCGACGGCACCCGGCGGTTTCGGCGCGCCTATTGCGAGATCGCCAAGGGCAACGGCAAGAGCCCTCTAGCCGCCGGGATCGGCCATTACGGGCTCGTCGCCGACGGCGAGATGCGCGCCGAGATCTACGCCGCCGCGGCCGATAAGGACCAGGCGAGCGTGCTCTTCCGCGATGCCGTCGCAATGCGCGAGCAATCGCCAGCCTTGGCGCGGCGCCTAACGCCGTCGGGCGGCAACCCGGTCTGGAACCTAGCCGACCTCGAGACCGCCTCCTTCTTCCGGCCGATCAGCCGCGAGAAGCGCAAGACCGGCTCGGGCCCGCGCCCCCATATCGCACTTTGCGACGAGGTGCACGAGCACCCCGATCGCGGCATCATCGAGACCTTGGAGCGCGGCTTCAAGTGGCGCCGGCAACCGCTGCTCGTCATGATCACGAATAGCGGTAGCGACCGCAATTCGGTGTGTTGGGAAGAGCATATGCACGCCGCGCGCGCCGCGGCCGGAACCCGGACGCCGGACGATGATTTTACTTTCGTCGGCGAAGTCATCGACGACGAGACGTTCAGTTTTATTTGCGGGCTCGACAAAGACGACGACCCGCTCGAAGACCCCGGCTGCTGGCCGAAAGCGAACCCGCTCTTGGGTGTGACAGTGCAGCCCGACTACCTGGCCTCGCTGGTCAACCGCGCGAAGCAGATCCCGGGTCAGCTCAACGGCATCTTGCGTCTGCATTTCTGCGAATGGACCGACGCCGAGCAGGCGTGGATGGCGCGCGCGACCCTAGAGGGTTGCCTCGCCGAGTTCGCGCCCGAGGAATTCGCCGGCGAGCCGGCGGTGCTCGGGCTCGACCTATCGGGCACACAGGATTTGACCGCGCTTGCGGTCGTCGTGCGCACCGGCTTTGTCGACGTGCCGCGCGAGAATGGCGAGACCGCCCGATTGCCGACGTTTTCGGCTTGGGTCGAGGCGTGGACACCGGCCGATACCTTGGCCGAGCGCGCGCTACGCGATCAGATGCCCTATGACGTCTGGGTCCGCGAGGGCTGGCTCAACGCGGTACCGGGAAAGCACGTCCGGCTCGATTTTGTTGCGGCACGCGTCGCCGAAGTTGTCCAAGAGCTCGAGGTCGAGTGCCTCGTTTACGACCGCTATGCCTATGCGAAATTCGAGCAAGAGCTCGACGCGCTCGGTGTGACGGTTGCGCAACAGGAGCACCCGCAAGGCGGCATTCGCCGCGCCAAGGAATCGGGGCTATGGATGCCGGGCTCGGTCGCCGAACTCGAGGCGGCGATGCTCGACGGCCGGATCCAGCTTCGCGGTTCGCCGCTGCTCATAGCCGCGATGATGTCGGCGGCCGTCGAGCGCGACGCATTTGATAACCGCTGGTTTTCGAAACGCAAGGCGGTCAACCGCATCGACCCGCTCGTCGCGCTCGTGATGGCGGTCGGCAAGGCCGCGCAAGGCGACGGCCGCTCGGTCTACGAGGACCGCGGCTTACTGGTGATTTGAGGAGCGCGCATGATTAGGGAGCTGTGGCGCGCGCTCTTCGGGCGAACGCAGCGCGCCAGTGCCGGCGTCCCGTCTTACGGCATGATCCCCCCGCTGGGCTCGGTGCCGTCGGCCTCGGGACTCTTGATCAGCCAGGCGACGGCGATGGGCGTCGCTACCGTCTATGCCTGCGTCAACCGGCGCTCGCTCGACGTCGCGCGCTGCCCGCCCTCGCTCTTTCGGCCGCTGGAGGACGGCAGCCGCGAGACGGTGACCGACCATCCGGTCGCCAAACTCTTCGTCAAGCCAAACCGCGTACAGAGCTGGTTCGAATTCGTCGAACAGCTCATGGTCGGCTATCTCTTACGCGGCAACGCCTATGCGGCGATCTTGCGCGACCGCCGCGGCAACCCGGTCGAGTTGATCCCGATCAATCCCGACGCCGTCATGGTGCTCGAGGCGGCCGACGGTTCGATCTTTCACAATACGAACCGCATCGGCCTATGGCAAATCGCGATGCTGCGCGATTTCCCGGTCGCGATCCCGGCCGAGGATATGCTGCATTTGCGCGGCCAGTCGTTCAATTCGCTCGTCGGCGTCTCGAAAATCGGTCTCGCCCGCGACGCGATCGGTCTCGGCATGGGATTGGAGCAGCAGGCCTCGCGCTGGATGGGCAATGGCGCCCGCCCGTCGGGCGTCTTGGAATCGCCGACCAAGCTCACCGATAGCGCCGCCAAGCGCCTGAAAGCGCAGTGGGAGGCCTACACCGCCGGCGTCGAGAATACCGGCCGCACCGCGGTCCTCGAGGAAGGGGTCGTCTGGAAGCCGTTGCAGCTCACCAGCGTCGATCTTGAATTTATGAAGCAGCGGGAATTTGCGGTCCTCGATATCTGCCGTTTCTTCAACGTTCCGCCGCACAAGGTCTGGGTCGTCGACCGCGCCGCGTCGATGTCGATCCCGCAGCAAGACCAGAATTACATGAACGAGACGATCGCGCCCGATTTGGAGCGCTTGGAGCAACTCTTCGAGCGCGTTTTCGATCTCGCCGATGAGGGGCTCGCGGTCGATTTCGACGAGCGCAATTTGCTGCGCGCCGACATCATGACGCGGCGCAACGCGGCGCGGCTCGGCATCCTCTCGGGGTTGACGACGCCGGACGAGGAGCGTCTCTCCGAGGGCTTGCGCGCCCGCGGCGGCGCCGCCGACGAATTGCTCGTGCCGGCCAATACCGCGGCGCTCGGTAGCGAGATGACCGGTACCGCGCCCGATGGCGCCGGCCGGCCGCCGAAAGGCGAGCCGCCGGGACCCGGCGTCGGCACCGGCGGCAAACAACCGAACGCGAGCGAACTCGACGACGAGGCGCCGCCGGAAGATGTCGCGCCGTCGAGCTGAGGTTAATCGCAAACATGACTGAACGACCGCTCGAGGTCTTACGGTTCGAGATCGCCAAGCTCGGCCTCGCCGAGGGCGATGTTTTGGTTTTCCGCTACCCCGCCGATTACACCGAGCGGCAAATCGCCGAGCTCG